CCATCGTCATTCAGACCGACATCTTTGATGAAGTCACTGGATGCCTTTGCAAGCAGGGTTTGTGCATTACACGCTGCTTTGAGCGGACCACCAATGAGTTGTTCCATTGGTAGACCACCAAACTGGTCTGACATTTTAACGAGGCCGGAATCTGCCATGATGCTCTCCTATGGAAGCAGTTTGATTAGTTGATCGTCGATTCTTGCATAACCTTCTGGTGGCTCACTGCCCTTGAAGATCAGCTTGAGTTTAGCAGCATTGCTCTCTTTTTTAAACCACGAAGGATTGTTTGCACATGGCCTCACCATCAACTGACCTTTTTTCCGATCTGCATTTAGTCCTGATATCTCAACAGACATCTCCACTTCGAGCGTATCCACCCGTAAGCTCTGGCCAGTCGTAAGCGATTGCAGCGGGACTGGTATGCTTTTTCGTACCAGAACTCCATCTTCCCACATTGGGATTTCCATGACGACCATGCGTGGTACATATATGTGTCTTCCGTCGTCATCGGTCAGCGGCTCACCGTCATCGTTTACCTTCTGCTGCCAGAACTCTTGATTCATGATCGAATCAAGCTCATGGCGCTCTGCGATGTCGGTGGCCGCTATAACCGCTGATTGTATAGAATGAACAATGTCATCTAAAGAATGATCAGGCATCTTGTGTCATGTGCCCTATCATTCTTGAAAATCACTTGGAACTTCATCCAATACATCGCTCTTTTTTTCTTCAGATGGAGCTGTTTGTGCTGCGAGTCCGTTTTTTGCAACAGCTGAAATAAATTGCTTCATCAGATCCTTTAACTCACCGTCATCCGACTTTGCACTTTGGCTTTGGATCGCTTCAATCAACTCTTTGTTGGAGTTTGAAACGTCTACTTTAACATCTACTGCAGGAATACCGTTTTGGTAACGCATGTCCTGTTCGTTCTTTGCATCAACAAAGTTTACTGCCAACATGATGGCCTGATCACCGCCTTCGTTTGCGCGAATGTCAGTTTCATACTCAAGCAAAACCCACTCACCATTTGGTTGCACCAACTTGATGTGCTTCAGCATACCTTGGATTGTTTTTCCGATTTGCTCTCTATACAGAGGCTCATCGACATAGTTCAAAATACCTGCAAGACGCCATTCACTCTTACTCAAACGAGTTCGGTATCCGGCAAACTGCTTTTTCTGTTTCTTGTCGATTAAGCGACTATCCATCTCGTCGTTCAAAATGTCCAACAACACATTTGGCTGGACAATAAATTTATTTTCTACGTTCTTGCTAGCAGTTTCCTGCATCCGCAATTTGTGAAACGAGACATTTTTGGAAGCTTGATCAAGCAGCGACATGTGGTTCTCCTACGAGGTGAAATCTTCTTCAGGTTCTGGAAGTGTGTTTTCTTTTGCCTTTTCAACTAAATCTTTAACCTTCGAACTCCGCTTCGATTTTGGCTTGGATTCAGTCTCTTGCACATCAATAACATTTTTTGCGTCTGGTGTGTCGTCTTGTTCGTGAACATCTATGTCGATTGATTCGATACCCATCGATCCGAAATCGGATTGAATATCATGTTCAAGCACCGCAGTCGTTTTCGGAGTTAGCGGAAGATATTTACAGATTCGACGGATCACTGTCTTTCGCCACATCTCTTCTGTGTGTTGTGCCCATGGGCCAGAGTCTGGACTACGTGAGCTCTTGCGAATCTTGTTGATTTGATCCTTTCGCATCACTTCTACTTGGCGTTGACCGTCTTTGAAAAAACATACAGCATACGCAAGAAGCAAGTCACCAGGATTATCATGACACTTCTTGTGTCGAAGCACCTCACCCTTCTCAAGATCGAACGAGTGTTCGAAATCATCGTTTTCATAGACAACTTCTGCTTTGAAGTGAGCGACTTCACCTGATCGCTTTACAAGGTCCATCAATCCTGTGTACTCAATCCACAGCTCTGCGTTGTAGCCTTTGCTTTTCTTGTCCCACATGGGAACCAAAGAGGCCCGGTGCAACACACCTCCTGCAACCAAATCCAACTCACATGCTTTAGCGAGTGCCATGTAGACTGATGATGGGCTGCATTGAACGAGGCGTTCGTTTTTTGCGGTCTCGAACATAGCAACACGAATAATGCGATCTACGTCAGTTCCCTGTGGAGCGATCTTAATCAAACTGCTCCTTTTGCTTTCCAAGTAATCGTTAAGGTGAGTAATCTTGTCTCTGGTTGAAAGTGCTGTGCTCATGATCCCTCTTTGATTCTAAGGTTACGACTGCTGGGTTTTTCGATTACGAATTTCTTATACAGTTCTGGATGTTTTTCTTTGAAAGCAACTTGGTCAAATACTTTCCGAGGTCTACCAGGCTTCCATGTCGCAACACCTTTGATTCCAATTGCGTCACCTATTTTTGCCCTCAAAAGGTTCTCTAACTCTTTCTTCTTTTGATCTGCTTCTTTTACTTCTTTTCTAGCCTTCAATATCTTCTCATGTAGGTCTTTTTCAGCTGCAGTAGCAACCCTCAACTCTTCATCTTTGACTCTTGGGTTCAAGGCATTCAAAACCTTCATGCATTCTTTGGTTGCGTCTACATCTGGTGGAATCTCGTTATCGACGTGCTTTTCCCACCAAGCTTGTGCTACTTCGAGTATGGATTCACCCAACTCTTTATCTCTTTCCAACCTGTAGACTCTGAAATCATCAAGACTGAAAAGAGTAGCAATATCCCAATATGGAGCATCAAAAATCTCCATGTAAACGCGCATTTGTATCTCTACATCTAGTGGTACGTCAGTTGTCCCTGACTCTCCCCACCCTCGTCGAAAACGACGTGTTTTGGCATCCATTCCAAATCTAATACCATTCTGCTCTACCAGTCTATCTGGCGTGCCAAAGATGCGTGGCCGAGTTGGATGCAATGTCAGTCCTTCTTCCCATAGCTTGCACCCTTCCCCCAGGTGGAGCTCATAAAACTCACAGACATATTTTTCCATTACTCGACCACGCATCAGAATCGCATCGTCATAATCGTCGGTTGTATATAGACCTGTTTTTTCAGCCCATATCTTGAAAAGACTTCCCTCATACGAACCAACTTTTTGGGACATGTCTGCGCCTGCCATCATAATGCAAGCGATATCAGTCCCTCCGAGACCTTTTTTGCGCTCAGCAAGCCACGCTTCTCTCTCTTGTTGGTTCATTGGTTCCTCTCTTGGATGGAGAGTACTCTTTATCCGAAAGTGTGTCAAGGAGCCACACCCTAAGATGGACAAATAATGTCCTATTCGATATTGTATCAATCCAAGGTGTGTCTCATGATTATTGCTGAGTATCGTAAAAGTCTACCAGGTCGCAGCACAAGAGTTTCTTTTGTGCATTGGTTGAATGGTGAGTTGGTGCGTTTCGATATGAAAATCAGTCTTGGATATTTGAGAGACTTGGAATACGGCAGAAAAACGCCTTCATTGCCTCTTGCTATCGGAATCGAGCGAGCAACTGGCGGTGTGGTATCCGTTAGAGAATGGCCAGGTTTGGCCGCTAAACTTCGCTTATAAGAGGTAAAAATGAGCATCAAAGATAAAGTCAACTCCATGCGTCAAGTTCGCCAGAAAGGTATGTTCCGGATTACTGGTTTTGATCCAGTAGAGGTAGTTGATACGTTGTTTCGATACATCGATGAACTTGAGTCAAACACTTCTGAAGTAGACACTTTGCGTGTTCAAGTCGGAATCTTGGAAGCAAAAATCCAAGCAGGTAAAGACGGAAAGTTTGGAACTGCAGATGACAAAGTTGTTTTGTCCAGAGCCAAAAAGAAGGCACCTGCTAAGAAAAAGGGACCTGCTAAGAAAAAGGCACCTGCTAAAAAGAAATCTTAGCCTTCGTGATCATCAGACATGGCAAGCAGCAGCTCCAGGGTCGCTGCTTGTGTCACATTTTTTATGTGCTCATCAATAGATTCTGAAATGTGTTTTGTTGTCATAGAGCGTACAACAAAGTCACCTTCTTCATCTGAAATCTCGATAGAGTCTTTGGCCTGTTGCACGTCCCAATGAACAGGCTTTTTCCATTGTTCTTTTATTTGCACTGGCAGGTCCACTCATTCCTCCAATAGATTTCTTCTTCCGATTCCTTTGTGCGGAATAACTACTGTCTCTGACCAATGATTGATGACATCTCGCATCATAGTTTGAGCTGTTTCGTTAGATTGCGTTGCGAACGCATTGCTTTTCATCACGCACAAGTCCCAAAGCAATTCCACAGTTCTACATAACTGTTTTCGAATCGGCTCAGTCATAGACATCAGAGCGTATGGGCTCATCATTACCCATGC